TGTCATACCAATATTTGCAGGTATGTTAATATCTGCTCCTGATACTAAATATAAATCTGTACCATCACCATAAATGTACTCTCCACCTTCATCATTTAAGTATAATCGTTTAGTACCATCTATTACTATATCATCTGAGAATTTAAAATGATCTTCATCTTCCATCCAAGTTAAAACACCATCACTTGTTTCACCATCAAAAGTTACTGCAATGTCTGTACCAGAAGTGCCATCTCCTATTGTAATAGCTGTGCCTAAAAGTTTAGTTACAGGACCACCTTCAGCAGTTGTACCATCATGGCTATGTCCAGTAGATACAGCAAAAGCAGAGACAAGTTGCTCAAACTCATTATTAAAATCTGATGCTTGAATAACTTCTCCATCTACAATTTCTGTACTACTTTGTCTTGTATACGTTGAACCCATTATCTACGTCCTCCAGTTGTAAATTCTAATTGATATGAATGTAAAGTAAAAGGATTATTAGAACTATTATGATTAAGTTTAACAGCAATTAAAAATCCTGATCCCTCAATAGATCTTCTAAATATAGGAGCACCGCTTGATCCATATACTGCATTATTATAAGTAGAAGAAGAACTACCAAATATTGCTATTCCACCGGGAGAGGTAATATCAAATTTTGCAGGTTGTGCCACCTCTTTATCATCTGAATCATATCTAACCCTAAGTTCTGCTTCTATAGTTCCTTCAACTTCATAATTTAAAATAACTCTTTGCATAAGCTTTCTAATACCTGTATCTCCAAGAGATAAATCAGGAGAACGATATACCGCTATAACATTTGATCCATCAAAGGTATCTCCACTTTCTTGCCTACGTACATATCCATCATATCCTCCTTCAATAATGTACTCTGTATTACTAATAAAGCCAGAGTTCATAGCTGAAGGTTTTATTCCTACTAAATCTGAATACTCAAATCCAATACTTCCTTGTGGTGTTCTTTTTAATGTAGCTAGAATACCATTACTATTTTCTGTAGTTCCTCCTGTTTTGGGGTAAAACAATCTGTATTGACTTTTTCCTCTTACAATTACAGAACTAATATTATCAAAACCAATATCTTCAATACGTGCTTGTATGGGCTTAGATACAGTTCCCAATTCTATATCACCAATTCTAGCCGTAGCAGCAATTGTTCTTAACCCATCTGGAGACAGAAATAAAAGATCTCCTCCTATTTCTTGTACCGAAAAACCATCAGCACAACCTAATGTTCTTGTTACAGGAACTACTTGCCAATCTGCTATGCTTGTACCTGTAAGCCTATATATTTTATCTTTCCCAAAAATAAATAAAGCATCACGGAATACTTTTAATTCCACAATGCTTGTATCAACTTTTATAGATCCTGCTCCATTTGCAGCAGTAAAATCATTTTCAAGAAAAGGTGCTGTAAATACAATTTCTTGTGGATTAGTAGACATTCCTCCAAAAAAGATATGATCTCTAAATACAGCTACAGAAGATGGATCAGCAGGAGCACCAGTACTACTTAGTAAAGTATATGTAGAACCATCATAGGTAGCAGCTTGATTTACATCATCTACCATTACTATTTTTTCAGCATTAGTAAAATTAAAATTATCAAATTTATAACGACCAGCAGAAGTTCTTGTAGCAATACTAGAAGACCAACCACTTCCTGTGCTAAACTTTAGCAAATTACCTGAAGCTGCTAATACGCCGCTATTAAATACTTTAACTCCTAAAACTGCACTTGTACCATTTACTTGATTACTATCAAACTTACTACTTCCTGTAAGTCGTCTGTACCCACCTTTTATACTTGGTTCAAAGTTTTGAAGAGTTACTGCTGCTCCGGGAGGAATAGAAAAGTCGTCCTTATCTAAAATAAGACCACCACCTAAAGAAACTGTAACTGGAGATATACTTGAAGTATCTGGCATTAAAATTTATCCTGTAACATTTAGTTCTTCTTCAATAAATAATGATACTGTAAGATCATCTGCAGCAGAAGCTTGTGCTTTAAAAATATCTCCTGCTTCTAAAATAATATTTGCATCAGAAAGTTGTAGATAGTTATCTGCAGCTACACTAAAAGTACTAAGTAAATCATACGTAGCACTTGCAGAAGTATCTGTCCATTTTAATGTTATATTAGCTGCACTTGAACCGTCTACATTTGTTACCCATACCTCTTTTATTCTTGCCGTAAAGTTTGTAGGGCAAGTATATATAGAGGTAAGATTAGTGCTAGATAATGCTGCTGCTGCATTTTTTAATCTTAACGCCATTCATTTTTACCTTCACTACATCCACAAGGGTTTTCAATAGAACATTGACAATTCTCACATGTGCAATTTATACATTTACAATTTTCATTGCCACATTTTGCAACAGCAGCATTACTATCTTTCATTAAGATACAGAAGCACTAAATGGTGTAGCTTCAGTTCCAGAAGCATTAAGCAATCCACTAACCGTATATTGATTTGTAGCAATATCGGTCAGTAAAACATAATCACCTATATTTACACCACCAGTAGTCGTACCATCAAGAGTAATAGTATCTGTAGCAGCTAGAGTAGGCCATGAAATAAGAGAAGCCGTACCACCATCCGTACTATCGTTAGTTACAACTACTGAACCATCTATGGTATCTGTAGCATCTGCAACTTTAATTACGTAGTTAGAGGTATTAACTACAGACACAATAAACTTATATTCATCACCAGAACCTGTAGCTGCTGGAAGGGTAAAGGTACAGGCAGCATCACCACCTACTTCACCCATAAGCAAAATACGTCCTGCATGTTCTGCTTGAGTAATAGCATCCGTTGCAGTAAGTGTTACAACATCACGAACAAACGACCCTCCTAGAGTAGTTGTTCCTGCTGTAACTGTAACGCCACCTGCAGTAACTGTTAAACCGCCTGAAGTTACAGTCATTCCATCTTCAACAAAGACATCTTCAGGTACACGAGATATACCCTGTGTCATTTTAAAACTTGCCATTTTGTATTCCTTTCCTTGGTTATGTAGTATTAACAGTTTAGCGTGTTGTCAATCCACGTAGTATTTATTAAGATACAGTAGCACTAAACATAGTTGCAATATTTGAACCTGCTGCACAAGTTACCATACCGCTTACTGAATATTGATTAGAGGCTATATCTATTAACTCAATATAATCACCAATTGCACCCCCACCGCTAGTTGTGCCATTAAGTGTAATTGTATCCGAAGCAGAAGCTGTTACAAAAGAAGTAGCAGCAGTACCATCTGCATCAGTAATTATAATTTGTCCATCTATTGTATCTGTAGCATCTGCTACCTTGATTAAGTAGTTAGATGTGTTAATTACTGAAACTACAAACTTAAATACACTGCCAGTTCCTGTAGCTGCAGGAAGAGTAAATGTAGCAGCAGCGTCACCACCCACTTCGCCCATAAGAAGCGTTCTTCCTGAATGATCGGCTGTAGTTATTGAAGCCGTTGCAGTAAGAGTTATAATATCTTGGGTATGCCTGTCAACATTTTCATTTATAAGTCCTGCTAAAATTCCCATTTTGTTCTCCTTACGATAAAACTAGACGCATAGTTACATCAGTGCCACCTACACGAGCATAATTTAAATATTGACTATTTCCTACCTGTTTTGGAACAGTTAATGCATGAAGCCCTGCAGCCAGTTTGATATCATTTGCTGTACTTACTGCAGCAGTACTTGAACTACTAAAATTAACATATGCTTCTCCATTTAAGTGTACTGTAGCTACGTTATAATTTGAAACATTTGTTTGGGCTGCGCTAGAACCTACAGTAATTACAGACTGCACATCCCAAAACATATTGTTACCTTGAGGTATTTGCGTCATTTTATTTTCCTTTCTTTGACTTTAAAAAGATGAAGATGTGGTATATGCAGAATTAGTTGAACGAGGAATATATGTTGAACGCATATAATCATATCTGTTTATCAATAATGTTTGCATAAATTTTATTCCTTCATTAAATAATGCAAAACTTCTTTCGTATAAAGGGACTTCACTTCTGTATAAATACATATAAGATACTGCCCCATCTGTAATTATATGTTTAAATCTATCAGGAATAGTTGTTGTATCTCCATGAGCAGATAAATCTGATGTTGGAAATGTATAATAATCAAAGGCCAATGTGTATGCCTTATTCGGATAGGGAAATAAACCATATCTATCATCTGGAGTACGAAAGACATGTGTAGGTATACTGCCACCATCAAATTGTGTTACAGTATCGTCATCTGAATGAGCAGCAGCAGTAGTTCCTCCTGCTCCTCTTGTAGCTCCAGTAAAAGTAGTTGAACTAGTTCCTGTATAAGTAATTTCTTCAGTGCCAACAACAATTGTACCAGTAGAGTCAAATCCTGAAGTAGAGTCTACTGTTATTGTAGTGACAGAATCTGTATGAGATCCATTTAATGCTGTACTAACTACTTCATCTTCTTGATTAATATGCTTATCTAAATATTCATGGTAATCTAGAACAGATAAATGTTGTGTAGCATTTCCTAATGTATCACTTTTTTGTACTCTAAAAGAAGAGTAATTAACCCATTTTGTAGAAGTAGGTAATGAGTATCTAGTAATTCCTGCTGTGAGTGTTTTTGAAGCCTCAGAAGCATTAAAAGGCCAAGTAAATTCTCTTTGGTTTATGTAACGGATAGCTTGATTTACAGCATTTTTTGCTTGTGTTTGAACACCACGAGAACTACTAAAATCAGATGAGGTTAATTGTACTTCATTCATTTTTGCTAAAACATCGTTAGTGTATATTAAAAAAGTGTTTGCCATCGGTTATCCTATATGTAAGTATGATGGGGAGAAGAATATTCCCCTCCCCACCAAAATTAACTACGCAAGCTGATCTCTATCAACTTCATCTGCGTC